AAATCATGGGTGCTATGCAACCAGAGTTTGAGGATGAGTCACCTATCAATCCTTTTGACTTCTGGCAAGGAGCAGACTTTAAGATCAAGATCAAGAAAGTCGCTGGTTACTGGAACTACGACTCTTCAGAGTTTGCTAAGCAAGGTGCTCTCTTGGAAGATGATGACGCACTTGAAGCACTTTGGAAGAAGGAATATTCTCTTGCAGAATTGATCTCTACTGATAAATTCAAACCATACGAAGATCTCAAGAAGCGTCTTGACGCTGTTCTTAAGATCCCATCTGCACAACCTGTAGCGTATGATGAATCTATTGAGGATGAGATAGAAGAGAGAACACAAGAACCAGTAAAACAACTTACCGCTAAAGAGAGCGAGGATGATGCACTAGCATACTTCCAGCGTCTTGCGGAAGAATGATATAAATAAGAGGGAGGTAACTCCCTCTTTTTTGTTTACTTAAACTAGAATAATGGCTGCATACAAAGGAGATCACTACACTGCCACTTTTGATGATGGTAATAATACCAACACTACTAGAGCAGATGTATATGCGAAGGATGATACCGACGCTAGAAATAAAATCTCAATCGCTTATCCTTGGGCACAGAGTATTGTAATTACTGCTGCTGCTAATTCATAATGGCAAGAGATAAAGTCATAGTCTTTAATGGCGTAGATGGAAAGTGTAGAGTTGTGATTCCTACAGTGGATTGCACTCTATCTGATGATGCCATCATTGCAAAGGATATTACTGCATCAGAGTATTCTTTAATTGATGCATCTGAACTACCAAATACTGCATTTAGATCAGCATGGAAGTATTACCATGACAGTAAAAATGTCATTGCTGAATTAGATGATGCAAAGACTATTACCAAAGAAATTTTGGAGAGTAGATATCTCTCAATTAAAAAAGAGAATGAAGATATTCAATCAATAGCAGATATGAGGGGTGAATCTGCATCACTTAAATCAAACCCCACAGTACCATATAATACCATTACTAACGCCACTTCTGTATCACAACTTGAAGCACTTCTTTAATTATGAAAACAAAAACTCTCTCTGAGAGAGCAGCAGAAAGAGATGAAATGAATCGGTCTCATGAAGACCCTTTTTATCTGTTTGCTCTAAATGATGAAGCAAAAGATAGATTAACAAGATATATTGAAGAAATCCCAGATACTGAGGAATATTGGATTCCTGAGAAAATTCCTGGCGACTCTAGAGAAGATTTTAGAGTTTGTGATGTTCATCCACCTAGGAGGGGAACTGATGTTGAGTTAATCGGAGAATCAATCCTCACTAGAATTAATTTTAAACAATATCAGTTTGACATCAATACTTTTGAGTTTCAAGTGTTAAGATATAAACCTGGCGGTAGATTTGATTGGCATTGTGACTATGGTGTAGCTCCTAACAAAAAAGTTTGGAGAAAATTATCCATGAGTGTTCAACTCTCAGATCCAGAGGATTATGAGGGAGGAGAGTTAGTCATTGTAGATTACTACAACAAATATTGCACCATTCCCGCTAAGAAAGGTGCTTGTGTTGTATTTGACTCTCGATGCCCACATAAAGCAAACCCAATAACAAAAGGTGTGAGATATGTGTTGGTTGGATGGGCAAGTGGTCCTAAATTAAGATAATTATCCAGTTGCTTGTTTTAAATTGCGAGACTTAAACTGCGAGGATGGTTTATACTCGACTGCATTTTTATGATCCAACAAGAATTGTGTGAGAAATTCTTTTCTCATTAATTTAATATTTCGTTTCTTTTCATTTAGTCTAGTCTCTGCTAGAAAATTTGTAATGCCTAGAACTGGATTAAGAGTAATATTAAATGAGTCAGGGTCAGGTATACTAAAGTTCTTGTCAACTGATAATCCTGCAGGTAACACTAATCTACCATTCTTATCTTTAACCTCAACTGTTTCATAGTTTCTAGTTGCGTTTAGATCACCACCATATTTGTTAACAGAATAATTGTATAAATTCCTACTACTCATTGGCCAATCTTGTCTGACATTGATTATGTTGGCAGTTATTAGAACAACCCAATCATACAGTGGATCACCATACAATCTCTCTGCAACATCTTGTGGTCTTTCACCGTCCTCAATAGTATAAGATCTTAAGAAAGTGATTGAAGGGATAATATCATCTCTAACTTTTGCTCTGACAAATAAATTTTTTGCAGTGACATAATTGTCAAGAGTATTACTAGTCTTGAGAGGGTTCCTGTACTGTATGTCAGGTAAACTTTTAAAGTAATGATTTGCCATTAGAATCCAACTCCGTTAGTTGTACCAGCATAATCCTCAGAGTAGATAGGATTAAGTTCCATAAATGTGAGTTGTAACTGCATATGAATAGGAGTTCCATCGCTATATGTTGCGTATGTATTTGAACCAGTATAGTTCATGCTCATATTTTTTAATGCAAGTGCCTTAAACTTATTTAAGAATGGATGTTCACCACTCCCTTTCATATATGTAATCCTGAATATGTCAGGAGCATTTAAAAATCCAGTTGGGTTTGCCCTATCAAATTTTGGCGACAAAGATTTTTTTAACATCTTAATGATTTTGCCACACATAATACCTTCAGTTTGACTTCTAGGAGTAAGATCCCAACCAAAATCAAATCCTCTTAATTTAACAGAGTTAAATAATACTTCAGTATTTTGATTGACAATTTGTCCAGTTGCCCTTGATAATAATCCATTTGCTGATACATTACCACCTACAAGATTTGCAGTTGATGCAGCAGCTCTTGCTTTAATTAAATCAACCAATCCTTGTGCTCTTCCAGAATTAGCTAAATCGGAAAATTGACTTTTTACTTGGTTGCCTGCTTTACTTGGATTTGCAAATGCATTAGCGATGGTATTTAATCCAAATGCAGAAGACTCCATAAGATTGATGCCACCTTGAGCGAGAAGTGCATTTACATCATTCAATTGATCCTCTCTCCAACCAGCACCATTCGTATCTTTTACACTTTGAGGTATAGGGAGAATAATTGTTTGTTTTGCTCTTGCTTTTGCAGCAACATCAGTAACCTCACTTGATCTTATCGTTGATAATTTATCACCTTCCTGTAAAGCTGAAAATCCAGCAGTTCCTCCTCCGTTTCTTGGATACTCAAGAATATCTAATTTAAAATAGTCAGTAGTCTCTGCAATCATGTCAATAGGATACCTCAATGGTTCTGCAGGAGGTGCATTAGTGCCAGCATTGCTACCAGAACTAGTTAAATTGCTAAGACTCTCTTGAAAAAATGATGTTCCTTCTAAAATCGCCATTACACAGAGGTATTTTTATGTATTTAGCTTGAATTTTGCATATTTTAGATTTCTTGCGTCATTCACCTCTATTGGTAGCACTTCATAGAACTCACCAATCACCTCCTCCCATGTATAATTTCTCATTTTGCCCCAATGATAGTTAAATCCTTTTATTCCCCATCTCTCCAATTCCATGCATGCTATTAGAGGAAACTCATCATATTCTATGCCAGGTGTTTTTGCTAGGTATACAAATGTATAATATTTTCCTATCTCTGGAAGTATTCTTTTAGTGTCAGTAAGTGCCACTAAAATTTCCTCCATAATATCATCTGGACTTCTTAGTCCAGTTGCTTTGTCTACAACCTCCTGTAGCCTAGACACCTAAATGTTCCTCCGTAAATACTTTAAACTCCATGCGTCTATCTAGACAATAATCTCTAGCAGCATGCCATTTTGCTTGGTTTTTACTATATTCCATTACCTCTCTAATATATGTTTTAGTCTTTCTCTTTTGAGGTTTTGGTTCAAGGCACTGCTTTTTAGGTTTAATTTCAATAATCATTTTTTTAATACCAGTCCTAGATCTTACCTTTATATAAAAATCTGGATAATACCTATGTAACCTGTTATCTAAAGGAGAACGGTATGGGATTATAATCTCTTCACTACCCCATTCAATAATATTCTCATTTTTATCACAATATTTCATAAATTTTCTTTCCCACAAACTGCGATAAATAATATTACGGTAGTCCCCTCGATATTTTTGTACATTTGTAGGTCTAAACTTACCTGAATATGCCATGTTGTACCATAACGATAATCTTTAGGTATTTATTGTGCCCATTTATCCAAGAAAGAAGAAAACGGAACAGATAAGAAGACTGTTCCAAAAAGTTGAGACCACCAACCATTATGAAGTATTCTTCAGTGGGTTTGGTGCATTGACTAGACTGCGTGGACATATCACAACCAGAGCACCTCTTGTTAGTAACTTTTTTATTACTAGAGATCTAGGATTGCTTTGTAGTCAAGCACAATTACCAGCAACCAGTTTTGGTACGGCACAGATTGAAGGTAATAGAATTGGTATCACTGAGAAGTTTGCTCATACTAGAGTATATACTGATACTAATCTTACTTTTTATGTTGATACTGATTATAGAGTATTGCAATTTTTTGAGTTATGGCAAGACTTTATAGCGTCTGGTGCTGATATGGGTGCCGAGGGATCTATTAACGATAAAGTAGAGCAAGGATATTATCATCGTATGCAGTATCCTAATGAGTATAAATGTGATAGTATTAAGGTACAGAAGTTTGGTAAAGATCATTTTAGAAGTATAGAGTATACCTTCTTAAATGCATTCCCCGTTAATGTAACTTCAATGCCCGTTGCCTATAATGGTAATAGGGTGCTAGAATGTACAGTAACATTCGCCTATGATCGTTACTTCTTTGGAGCGTTTGATAGTAGATCGCGTAAGCGTATCGGACTAATGAACGACTTTAGTATTCCAACTCCTATCACTACTGGTGCTGATTTATCTAATAACGATTCTGTTGAGGAGGAAATTATTGGTGACTTCCCAGTAGTACCAGCATCAACAAATATTGCTCTAGGTTTTAATCCTGAAGAATCCGTTAGATTTAACGCCTAAATAAGCCACTGATAAAATTATTATGCCATTACCCCAGATTAATTCTCCAACTTATGAGTTGGTGTTGCCTTCGTCTAATAAAAAAGTTAGATATAGACCTTTTCTTGTTAAAGAAGAAAAAATCCTTGTTATTGCAATGGAGAGCAATGATATCAAAGATATTGCTACTGCAGTTAAACAAGTCTTAAACAACTGTATCCTCACTAGAGGTATCAAAGTTGATAAATTATCCACATTTGATATTGAGTATCTCTTCTTAAATGTTAGAGGAAAGTCAGTTGGTGAGTCTGTCGAGATTAAAGTTACTTGTCCTGATGACGGTAAGACTCAGGTAGACATGTCAGTCAACCTTGATGAGATTAGAGTGATTCGTGATCCAGAGCATGATCCAGAAATCAAATTAGATGATACCCTTACTATGAAAATGAGGTATCCATCACTAGATCAATTTATTAAAGATAACTTTGATATAGAAAATATTGGATTTGATCAATCATTTGATATGATCGCTGATTGTGTTGATATGATCTACAATGATGAAGAAACTTGGAAGTCAACTGATTTTACTCACAAAGAAATGGTTGAATTCCTAGAAGGACTGGGATCAATGCAATTTAAAAAACTAGAGAAATTTTTTGCTACTATGCCCAGATTGTATCATGAAGTCACAGTTGTCAATCCCGTTACAAAAGTAGAGAGCACTATTCCACTTGAGGGATTAGCAGCTTTTTTCAACTAGCGATGTTGCATGAGGATCTTGTCTCTTATTACAAGATCAACTTCGCCCTCATGCAGCATCATAAATATAGCTTGAGTGATATTGAAAACATGATCCCGTGGGAACGGGAAATATATCTTTCTCTACTTAAATCTCATATTGAAGAAGAGAACCTTAAAGCACAAACAGGCTAATGGTTGAAGAACAACAGCAAGCACCAAAACCTAAACAGGTTGTAGTAGTAGATAAACTCCTGCCTAGATCCTCACGAACAGGGACGCAGAGAATGGATACTGCTAGACAAAATGCTGTTGCCGAAAATTCAATTAAAGAGAATGATTTTGCTGCTTTAGGTAATCAAATACAGGCAATTAATAGAAATTTAGTTGCAGTACAGGAATTACTTAAACTTGACTTTAAGTTAGACAATAAAGAGTTCCAAGACG